AGAGATCAGTTTAAACAGTATGAAAAAATACTAGGAGGGGGAAAACCTCGTCCCTTCGTTGGTGCGAGTGATATACGTAAGATTGTTCCGTCTCTTATGGTTGGCGAACTCAACATGGGCATAACTGTAAGTACGGTTATGGGACATGCTTCTTACGATGAGATGATGGGGTCAGTCAAAAAAATGACTGCCGCAAATTACATATCCCCGATTGAAACAGGCGAGGGAAGTGCGGAAAGACAAGCCCTAAATGGTCTTCACAATATGATGGCCGAAGTAATGGGCTTAGAAACCTTAAATGAATTGCCTGCTAGTTTAAATGTTTCTGCAAGCAACTTGACTGCTGTAGGTTCACCTAAACTTCAAGTTTTGCCTCGCGGTTCTGATATTGTTCCTACTGTTGCTAATCAAAATGTAGGACCACTTACTGAAGTTGATGTTGAACTTCTTGATGAAGTCAGAAATGCTAGGCGGTCTGAACTAAGAGCGAGTGCAGCAGCTTCTGATCTGCAGGCTGCTCTTGACGAAAGTGCTGCTGTAGAAGCACGAGCGAGTATAGATCAAGAAAAAATTGATCAGGCTGTAGCAAAGAGTGAGGCACTCGCTGCTGCAAAGGCGCAGAGTAAAGAGGCAGCAGCAGCGGCAAAAAAAGAACAAGCATCAGGAATGTTTGATGACTTCCTAGCTGATATGGCAGAAGAGTTCTCTTCAGCTAAAAAGACTCTCAAGTCCAGTGCTATAGCTGCAGCAGCCACAGGGCTTGCATTTGCACAAAAGGCTCCCGGCCCGCTGTTTGACTTGATTGGTGGTGTTGTAGACAAAGAAAGCTATGATATCGCGGAGCAAAAAGGCCGCACCTTTACGTCAGAACTGACGGGACAGCCTGAAGATAGTTTTGTGTCTCGCATGGGAGGTGGCGCAGGCGTCGTTGGCGAAATGGTTACGGGTGCTGTCGCTGATCCGGAGGGAGCAGGAAAGACAGCACTCCAAATGGCTTCTGTGCTGGGCATGGTTCCTCGAATGAATTTCAGTCAGCAGGCTGCGGACGCACCCGCTCCAAATATTCCCGATCCCGCACCCCCTGCGCCTGACATGGCTGCACAAGGGTTCGTACCAGTTCCCGAAGCCCGCGCTAATGCGATGCGAGGGGAAACAACCGCGATGGATCAAGCCCCATCGTTTCTCTACGGCGGCGTAGTCCGCTAAACACTCAACGGAGGCAAGAATGGCCGGTAACAACTACAACTTTGGTGCAGCGTATATCATGAACGCTGACAAAACAAGTGTCGATAAGGACGAGGGTGCATCCTCGCTTTATCGTGAAAGCTTGGAATTCGACACTCGTGTCCAGACAGGACCGATGATCGAAGCTATGCCTAAGAAGCAAACTAAGCCAACTGTAGAGGCTTCACTGTTTAAGATGGCAGACGAACGCGACTACTAAGGAAGCGACATGGCCGATAACTTTTTAGAACCTGCAGACGATACCGCTGTACCCCTCGTCGAACCCGAAGAGCAGATGCCGGGGCTGGCAGCGTACGTCAAGACACGGTTCGATGAGGCAGAGAACGGAAGATTTTCTTACGAGCAGCGATGGCTGAGAGCGTATAAGAACTTTCGAGGCATCTATGATTCTACCACACAGTATCGTGATAGTGAAAGATCAAAGGTATTTATCAAGATTACCAAGACTAAGGTTCTTGCTGCATACGGACAGATTGTAGACATCCTCTTTGCCAACAAAAAGTTTCCACTGGTCATAGAGCCTACTCCTATACCAGAAGGTATATCAGAGTTCGCTCACCTTACAACTCCCCTAGATCAGATGCAACCAGAAGAAGACCCTTACGGGTTTGCTGGTGACGGAAGAGAACTTCCTTTTGGTGCTACGCAGGCTACACCATCTGGAGATTTCTTGGGAGGTTTAGCGGGTAAGTACGAAAATGCCCCTTTGTCTGAGGGACCAGCCCTTATGGGTGAACCTCAAATTAAGCCTGCACAAAATGCCGCACTAAACATGGAGAAGATGATTCACGATCAACTTCTCGACACTCGCGCAGTGAACGTACTACGCAGTGCTATCTTCGAGTCTGCGCTCTTGGGCACGGGCATCGTCAAGGGACCATTTAATCACTACAAGCGAGTACATCGTTGGGAGAACGGCCCAGAGGGACGCGTGTACAGTCCCTACGAGCGAGTTGTACCCCGCATAGAACACGTATCTGCGTGGGATTTTCATCCTGATCCGTCAGCTACAAGCATTGATGACTGCGAGTACGTAATTCAACGGCACCGTATAAATCGTCAACAACTTCGTAACCTAATAACACAGCCTCATTTCTACGCTGATGCTATTGAAGAGTGTCTAGCAAAAGGGCCTAATTACGAAGACAAGTACTACGAAGATACGATTCGTGAAGAAGAGACAGAACCCTACATAGGGGATAGTCGTTACGAAATTCTAGAATACTGGGGCTTTCTAGATGCCAAACTAGCACGAGAATCAGGCTTAGATGTCCCTTCGGATATGAGTGAGTTTGAACAGGTACAGGTGAACGTCTGGACATGCGGAACCATAATTCTTCGCTGTGTCCTAAATCCCTTCACACCAGCCCGCATACCCTATCAAGTCTTTCCATACGAAATCAATCCATACCAAGTGTGGGGTGTTGGCGTAGCAGAAAACATGGAAGACGCGCAACTTCTGATGAACGGCCACGTTCGTATGGCAATTGACAACCTCGCTCTTGCTGGCAATCTTGTGTTCGATGTTGATGAAGCATCGTTGGTTCCCGGACAGAACATGGATATCTTCCCCGGCAAGATATTCCGCAGACAGTCAGGCGTTACCGGCACGGCAATCAATGGCCTCAAGTTTCCGAATACGGCACCTGAAAATATTCAGATGTATCAGATTAGCCGACAGCTTGCTGACGAAGAGACGGGACTGCCGTCGATCATGCACGGTCAGACAGGTGTAACTGGTACAGGACGCACGGCATCAGGACTGTCTATGCTGTTGGGTGGGGCCAGTTTGTCCTTGAAGACAGTCATCAAAAACATAGATGATCAGCTTCTCAAGCCATTGGGTGAAGCATACTTCCAGTGGAACATGCAGTTCAACGAGTCTTCGCCGGAGATTGAGGGTGACTTAGAGATCAAGCCTCGCGGTGTAGCTGCAGTGATGCAGAAGGAAGTACGCAGTCAGAGACTTACCACTCTGTTGCAGACCGTGTCGAATCCGATGCTGGCACCATTTATCAAGATTCCAAACCTTATGCGTGAACTTGCCATAGCACAAGACATCGATCCGGACAGCCTCGTAAACGACATGAATGAGGCACAGATATTTGCAGAGATGTTGAAAGGACTAGCCAATGCTCAACAAGAAGCAAGCCAGCAAGGTCAGCCCGCTGGTAGCGAACAAAGAGGCGTGGGACAGCTTGGAGGAGTACCTCCGGGAGCAAATCCAGATGACGCTTCGGGCGTTGGTGGCGGCACAATCGGAACTGGAAGTGTTCCGGCTGCAGGGGAGGATAACTTCACTGGAACAGATCAAGGGCCTCAAGGCTGATTATGATGCAGCAGTAAGAGCAAAAGAGTAATGGCTTCACAGTTTTTAAAAGATATTGCATCAGGCGCATTATTGGGCACGACTCCCGGCGTAACGCGGCCAACAGTGAAGACTCCCAGTCCGTTTGACGACGAAGAACGAATGGATATCAGTGATCGTTTTCGTCCCACGCCAGACTATACAAGTCCCGATTCTTTTTACTCTGGCACGAGCGTGGGAGGAGAAGACGGCGAAACTTACTACACCGGAGCCTTAGACGTAACGGGTATCGGAGCCGACGTAGGCGACAGATTTGTAGGTATGGATAAGTATCTGGGAGCAGGACTATCCCCTCTGGGATTTAATCCATTTATCGCTGCGGGATCAGCGATATCTAAAAAAAATCTTACCAACATTCAAAATAAAATGAGAGCAGGAGAAGAAGGCTACGGCGTTGGTATGTTAGGTGGGCGTATTGTTGGCGTATCACCCGGACCTTTTGGTGGATACGTACTTTCAGGTGTACTCCCAGAGGGCTTAACTGCCGGACAGAGAAAACAAATTATAGATCAGCTTCTTGCCATGAACTATCAGCCTCCTGTTGATCCTGCTGTTCCTCCGGGATCAGACTATGAAGACCCCGACACAGGTCTTACAGGGCCAGAGAGCGATGCGGGTGCGGGAGGTTATAACCCTGATACAGATGCTCCATCCCCACCCGATCCCTCCGATGATTTTATATCGTACCAGCCACCTCCTTACTCGCCTCCCCCCGATGACATTTACTACGGTGATCCCGGCGACGACTCTGGCCCTCCCCCCGGAAATGAATACACTATACCCTCTTCTCCGCCACCGGACTACAGCCCTCCACCAAGCTATGACTACTACGGTGATCCGGGCGACAGTTCTGGAAGTGCCGGTACGCCGGTACAAGAAGACGACAATTTTGATCCCGGTAATCCCGGCGGCGGTAACGACAGTGGCGGCGGCAGCAGTGACAGTGGCGGCGACTACGGAACACCTGATTTTGATATAGGAGATTACATGCGGCAGGGTGGCCGTGTTGGAATGCAAGCGGGCGGAACTGCCTCAAAAGACCCTGTGCAATCTACTGGCTTCGTAGACGGCCCACCCCAGAACTATGCAAAGGGCACTACAGTTGCCGACACAGAGAACCACCGTGTCCGTGTAGGATCGTTTGTTCTCAACGCACCGACCACAGAACGCCTACAAAAAGAAGGCAAGCTACCTAAAGGCCCACAAAAACGCAAGGCTGCGAAGGGTGGCAAGATGATGGACGTAGCCCTCTCTAAGGGCGAATACGTTATCGACGTAGACGATATCGGCAAGTTTGGCGGATACGCTGCCCTAGAAAAAGAAAACAACAAGGGCAAGCCTGAAGTAGAACGCCGTCAGGCTGCAGCGCAGGGAGGATTTATAGGGGGATACAATAGCGGAGGTATTCTTCGTTATGCTGGGCCACTTTCTGCCGTTGAATTAATGAAGTCGGGCTTAAATGTAACAACGCCCACTCCTTCAGGTTTCATACGACAGAAAGAGTACGATTCAGGGGGATTACCCCCGTATACCGTTAATAATATTGATATAGGAGCAGTGCAAAAAGCCCTGACTCTTGTAGAAACTAGAGGGTATGAGGATCGAAACGAAGGATATTTTTTTACACGGGCTGATAAAACGGGCAAAGAATCTTCTGCATTTGGTCCCCTTCAAATTACAAAGAAAACACTAGAGGCTATGAAAACTGACAAGTTTGGAGAACTAGACCTAGCATTTAAAACTGATCCGGGACTTAAAAAATATTACGAAAAATTAATTACGGAAGGGCGTAACGCACTTAACGTAAAAAAATATGGGGATATCTACGTAGGCTCAGAAGGATCAAGCAAAAAAACAAATGCTTCAGAAAAAGAAAAAGCTAAGTATCGGGGATTAGGTTACGGCAATATACCCCTAAAAGAACATAAAAAGTATTACCCTACCCTTGCTGGTTTGTACATGAGATACAAAGCGGGAATGAGCAAGTCGGAAGAAGACTTGGTACGAAGACACTTTGGCAACGATGCGTCAATGCAAAAATACTACGCTGCTAAAGAAGAATTAGGCATTAATTAATAGAATTCGTCAGCTACCCGCAACGCGGCCCTGACACAACCGGAGCGGCTACCTACAAGCCAAAGTAGCCCCGCTAACCAGAGGTAATAAAATGGCAAAACAAGTACGTGGCGCAAGAGCCAACAAGCCGAACGACTCTTTCGGAACTATCAATAGCGATACTCTCTACAAAGGCAACTATCGTGAGGACGTTTACAAAGACGACGACGATACCCCGGAGGTGGAAGCAAGCGAAGATACCGACCAACCTGAATCTACAAGCTTTGTAGAGACGACGCAAGAGAAACCGGATCACGACTACAAGAAGCGATACGATGACTTGAAGCGTCACTACGATGCAAAACTCGCAGAATTTCAGGCGGAAAGACAACAGCTAGAAGCGGCAACGAAACAGGCAAACGTGCCTATGCCGAAGACAGTTGAAGAGTTGGAAGAATTCAAAGCGCAATACCCTGATGTGTATGGTGTAGTAGAAACTGTAGCAGCGATGCAAGCCAGTGAACGCACCAACGAACTCCAGAAAGAACTGGAGGTTATCAAGGAGCGTGAGAAGGAAACGGTAGTACAGGCTGCTTACCGCGAACTAACAGCTAATCACCCTGACTTCGATACGATCAAATCGGACGACAAGTTTTTAGCTTGGCTACAAGAGCAACCCGAATCTATTTCGGACGGTATTTACAAAAACAATACCGACGCTCGTTGGGCCTCACGAGTTCTTGATCTGTACAAAGCAGACGCAGGAATCTCAAAAAAGAAGACTAGCAGAGCGAAAAACGATGCTGCAACTTCTGTACGTGCCCCTAAAGCTAGGGACATTGTTGCAGAACAGGGCGGAGAGAAGCGCATCTGGAAGTCTTCTGAAATCCGCAGCCTCAAGCCGTGGGAGTTCGAGAGACTCGAAGAGGAACTCGACGCCGCACGTCAAGAGGGACGGATAGACCCCAACAACTAACCTAACCTCAAACAGGAAGGAAAGAACCAATGGCATTCAACAGTGCTTCAGGTTATAATAACCTGCCTTCCGGTAACTTCGCACCGGAAATCTTTAGCCAAAAGGTTCTCAAGTTCTTCCGTCGTGCTTCGGTTGTAGAAGACATTACAAATACCGACTACGCGGGCGAAATTGAAAACTTTGGCGACACGGTTCGCATCATCAAAGAACCAACAGTCACTGTCTCGTCATATTCACGCGGCTCCGTTGTGAATCCACAAGACTTGGCTGACGATCAAATCACGATGGTTGTCGATAATGCAAACGCTTTTGCGTTTAAGATCGACGATATCGAAGAGCGGCACTCGCACGTAAACTTCGAAGCACTTGCTACCTCATCTGGTGCATTTGCCCTGAAGCGTAAGTACGACGCGAACGTCCTGCAGGCTATCTCCGATGGCGCAGGTATCGCAGGTGCTGACGATGCCTCACTCTCTGGCGGGTTGACCACTACCAACTCTGCTCTGGGTACGGCATCTGCTCCAATCAACGTAGAAACCGACGATGCAGGCATCAACCTGATGCTGCTGATGGCACGTACACTCGACGATCAGTCCGTGCCGGAAGAGAATCGCTGGTTCGTAGCACCGCCGATCTTCTACGAGAAGATGTTCCAAGCCGGTAATAAAATGGCTGAAGTTCAGGTAACCGGCGATGCAACTTCACCACTGCGTAACGGTCTTGCAATTCCGGGCACCCTTGCTGGTTTCCGCTGTTACAAGTCAACTGCGCTTAACTCGACAGCAGGTATCGATCAGGTAACTCTGTCTGGTGTGGCAACTGATGCCTCTGAGAATGTTATTCTCGCAGGTCACATGTCGTCCACATCCACTGCTTCGCACATTGCTAAGACCGAAGTGGTTCGTTCAACTGAGTCGTTCTCTGACGTTATTCGTGGTCTGCACGTTTTTGGTCGCAAAGTTCTGCGCCCAGAAGCTGTCGTTCGCGGCGTCATCGACTTCGCGTAGGAGGGCTAGATAGATGGCTACTTATACCGTAACTGGTGCTGTTGCTGGCGTACCTGTTGGCATCAAGCCACAGATCATTGAGGTCGTTCTCGACTTCTCGACTACCAGCCTGACTACTTCGGATTCCGTAGAGGTATTCGAAATGAACGCAAACACTCTTGTCCTCATGGCAGGCGTGGAAGTCCTCACCGTAGCATCAACTGGTTCGCCAGTCCTTGATCTTGGTGACGACACTGACGATGATCTCTACGTTGCTGCTCTGTCTGGTACTGCTACTGGGCACGAGATCAACAATGCAGCCGGTACTGCAAAGCTGTACACCGCTGCCGACACCATCGACCTGATTGCCAACACGGCAACATTCGACGGCAAGGTACGTGTGTTCGCAGTGATTGCAGAACTTGGTACTGCAGAGACAGCGGCTTCGTTCGCCTAAGTAATACGAGGGGGCAGGGCAACTTGCCCCCTTGATCCTTCTTTTAATCTGTGGTATATAAGTTCATCCCCGCCGGGGTAAACTCTACTGGAGGTGACGATGAACTACATCACAAGCAATATTCCCTACTTCAAGGCTTGGGTACGCAGAGAATACACAACCAACCACGACAGATACCACGGTGAGTACTTACACGCTATGGTAATCGGTGTAACTACTCTACCAATGCGTACTCTATTATTTCAAGTCTTGTTTACAGGATGCGAAGAAACCGACGAAAACATACACGGTGGGGCTATGTGGGCACGGATGCCCCTGACTGCCCTAGTGGGAGACACACCCCTAGATGACTGGCCTGAACCTATTCCTACTTATCTGGCACAGCCGTGGGACTGTCAGTCACATCACCACTCAGTATTTGTACTCAACAGGGCTACACCCTGCCCGTGGTACGCAAAGATAGATGGGGAGTTCTACCCCGCCAAGTACTACTTTACCGTAGACTACACAGACAGTGAAGTAGCAGACGACCCAGCACAACACAAACAGAGTCATGTACTCGAACTCTTAGATGCTGGTGACTGGACGGGCAACATGGTCGCCCTACCCAACAATCGAGTACGAGTAACAAACCCTGCTTGGTTCGTAACATCTTTCC